GGATCGCTGGATCAAACAGGGGTCGCATGTAATAAATGCCAATTGAAGCTATTTTGTATCTAGACTACAAATGCATCATTGGCCTTTTTTACATACTTGGCCAAGAACTATGATTTAATAGACTTGTGTATCCAAATAACGCACCTTTTTAAATTCTATATCTCGTGCCCAAAAAATTATTACCGTGATCTGCTTGGCAGATTCTATGATTTTTTTTTGGTCAGCTGCCCTGGGAATTGAACCCAGACCTACGGTGCCACAAACCGTCGTGATAGCCATTTTCACCAGTGCGCTGACAAATCTCTACTTGGCTCCGCGAGACACGTTCCCATCTCTGTTTGGTATCAATATACAGATGAAGCTCTAAGTATTTTAACACGTTTTATATTGGCAAGGGCGGCGAGATTCGAACTCGCTCAGGATTTACATCTAACACTGGGTTTGGAGTCCAGCCCGCCTCTCCGACTGTGGCGCACCCTTAAAATTTGGCGGAAAGTAGTGGAATTGAACCACTGCCCAGCTTGAGTTACAAACTGCTGTCTCCCATATGTGACAGTGACTTCCCGTAAAATTTGGTGGAGACAGAGGTAATCGAAACCTCAAAACCTCCCGGATGCAAACCGGGTGCTCTGCCACTTGAGCTATGTCCCCATTAATTTTAAAATACCCCCATAATCAACTTAACCCGGGAATTGACTATGCTATCTGTAGACTCAGATTAGATCGTTTGCTCAGTGAAACTACGCACAGAGGACGGAGTAGTAAATTTGTAAAATTATCTCTGGTGGGGTGCCTTGGTAATGCTCCAAGCCTGCAAATGCACCTGATTTACAGTCAGGCCTGCGTCTTTAACGGAATATCACCCCACAAGACATAATTCCACGTCGGAGTGGTCACTTTCCCTCATGACCACTCCGACATTTCATCTTGATCTGGCAATCGTCGCCTATCTCAATATGCAAGGTAGAGCCCACTGGCCTACTCAATACCTAATTGAGAGTCAGTGATCTTTGACAGATCATTCATCTCCTGATTCAATTGTCAAACAGCCATCAACCATAAAAACAAACAAAAACCCCGGTAAGCAATTTGCTCCCGGGGCTCTAACATACTTTACGATCCTTAGATCAGTTCATATGATAGAACTCCTATCGCCTTTGGGCATGATTGCCCAGCGATTAAATTGCGAACTTAGATAATGTTTTGTACTCATTGTTGAAGTTTTATTCCTTTGTTACAGCACTATTTATACTGCGTATCTATTTATGTGTCAATTGAAATTTTACCTGATTTTGATATTTTTTTTGTATTTTTGAATCTCACCTATAAAATTGTCCACATGACGCATAACAATCCGTGCCCACACGGGGAATGATCTTAACTGGCATAGTGTTGCTGATCAATTTAGCCAGTTCTTCTAATCGTTCACTTTCAACTCCTTGTTCTGGACTAAATGGATTATATCGTACAATATTGAATTCTCCTCGTACACCGTGTCGATTTATTCTTTCCATCATATCATTAACATCGTCGTCACTATCGTTCTGTCCGCTAATAAATGCACCATGGAATTTGATTAGTTTTTTGCTAACCTGTTGATAGTCTGCCAACAGATCTAGCGACCGGTCAACATCCATTGCACCTGGTAGCCATTGAGCTCTGAAATCAGGATCAGTTGAATACATACTATAATATATAGTAGGTGTGATAATGGGAAATGCCTCTACAAGTGTTTTTCGAAATGTCTTTGGCATAATAGTCGAAATATTGAATTTCACTGCTAAATCTAACTCAGTAGCCATACGTCCAAGTCTCATTAACAATTCTGTGCTTGTGTTGGTAATCGTAGGATTGGCTAGAGGCTCTCCTCTAGCCATAAAATTCACGTGCAATAATTTGGCAGGAATATCTGCATCATACTGCGTTAACACACTCTCTAATTGCGACACAAAATCATTCAGATCGCAGTTAGTGAATTGCGTTTGTTTGGTAGCAGTAAGATGGCACATCTTACAACCTCGATTGCATCCTGTTTGACTGGACAGATATGCAATGAAGTATTTTTCCTCGCGCCGAACATATCGACTTTCTAAAAAACCAACCAATTGCTGTTCTATAAGATTTACACTTTTGTCAATTTGACTGTTAATGATTGTTAGCATGAAAACAATTTACGTTTTATATGTCGATTATGTCTATTTTAATTTAGAGTTCGTTAACAATTTCTATATCTAACCATCTTACATATCTTGTATCAATTAACAAGTATTTATTGATCATTCATTTTCTTCATTTTCTTCGTCATAGTAATAATCATCTGCATCTAGTGTTACTCTTATAACACCGGAGCGTTGTACGCCTTATAATAAATCTTTTTGTTCATTAGCGCTCTGTAATCATCTGAAAAAATCAATACCATCTATGACTAGATCTTCTTGGCGTTCTTGTATCGTAAATGTAAAATCAACTGCTGCAAATGTTTTGAATATGTTTTATAGTATAATGTCTGATTGTATTGTCCTTTTAACCAATTAACAGATTATATACTATAACTTTTCGACTAACAATCTAAAATAATTTTAACAGTTATTGCTTTATCCACGATGATAATCGTTCTCTTACGTCCTCGTACGCCGGAAACTTTCGAGAATTACGTAACTGAATATGATAGCTAATACACCATCGTTGTTTATTAGTATTGTTTTCTACGTTATGGGGCACACCTGCATTAGTTAATCCAATCGAGGTTGGTTCTACAGACCACACCCTAGTGCATTCGTTCTTATCATATAGTGTATAAAAATCGCCATTTTTCATAGTTACAATCTTACCTTGCACACCAACTTTTGGTTGATACCAATGCATCAAACTTCCTTCTCCATTATAAACAAAGTTAATTTTAGCAAAAGCCTCACCGTCGGTATGTATAGATTGAACTGTGTGCGAAGGTCGACTAAATAACGTACCAAAATAAATATCGAGATCAACACTATACAACAAGTGTAATAATTTTGCATCCCAATATTCTTTAGGTATCTCAATAAAACGCACAGTATTTTCTATTGATTTACTACTCATATTGAAGTAAGACAAGTCGTGCTCGAAATTGAAATAGAGTGGTGAAAAATAACTGTGTTCCATGAAACTATTTATAATATCTACAGAAAAGTATAGATTTGATATTTTTCTAAAAATTTGTAAAATATAATCATGATGTCCAATTATATGTCATCGTCCTCATCATCGTTCCTATCGTCCCATTCATCATTTTCGAGTTGCCGTAATAATTCAGGGTCATCATATGCTCTAAAATATGTTTCGTTTGGCTGAAGAACTCTGTAGTTTCCGTGGAAAACCAGTGCCATCATGACTAGGTCTTCCTGGCGTTTAATATCACACATAGCAAAACGACTGCCGCAAGTGCCGTGGATGTTTTTTATAGTAGAATGCTTGATGAAATTATCTTTTAACCAACTGGCTATTTCGGTAAATTGGCTTGTGATTAGAATTCGTGCATAGTTTCTTTTCATAGCACGCAGCCGAGCAAGATCTGCACTAGTTAATTCTGAAAACACAGCACAATTCTCATCGTCGATTGTCAACAGTGCATTTTTAAACTTGAGCGACCCTTTTGTCGCTGTATTATCAGGTGTTTCTTTAGTACTCCATGCCATGTTTGATGTAACATGCTCAACATATAACGTCTTACCACCTGTTTTAATAGTCCACATAGGTGTTGTGGGATCTACCAAATGATGTTTATTGAAATGAAACACGGCTTCTTTACATGCGATTTCTACGGTCATTTTATTGCTCCTTTGTTGATTTTTGTGTCAAGAAAAAAACCACGCAGAAGACCGCGTGGGTTTGAGTTATAGATATTAGGTTATTATTTTTGTTTAAGTTCTACAGTTCGCGCATGATTGTCTTTTTATGGTTGGCGCTCCGCACGGTATTCGAAACCGTTCTGCAGGATTTTAGAGATCCTCGGCTGACCATCAGCATAACGGAGCAAGTAAACAATATTATAGCATAAATTTCTATCGTGTCAACCCCATGTTTTCTTTACAAACATACAAAGTTCGTCCCACCCCGGTGATGCATATAACAAATATTCAGGGTCAAGATTCTCTAAACGTATTTGAACATCCAAATCAAACGCACGTTGATAGTTGGGATGCCAACCTATAGCAAGTTTTACCCTGCGATGCTGTGCACGCACTAACATTTTGCCAAGTTCAAAAAGTGTAATCGGACAAAGTGTTTCTTGCGGAAACCAAAAAATTCACGAGTCAACTAGATTCAATGCGCAATGTTCCCATGTAATCTGTTCATTAGCTGTGATGCCGGTACGATCAAATCCTCCTATTCGACGAGGATTAACAACATCATACACATCACAATTCATAAACGAAATCATATCTGACTGCCAATCAGGGCAGTCAGATATTCCCCCAGCTACAAACACGCTTTGTTGCCGAAATGCAATCGGTAAAATATCAGGGGAACGATACAACATCAGCTGCGTTCAATCTCTTTAATTCGTGCAAGAATTACATGTGGGTTGCTTTCTCCATATGGATCGGTGTAAGCATTATCACAAAACCCTGGTTCAGGCCAAAAATTAACAATATTGCCATGATCAATTAGCGCTGCATACCGCCAGCTTCTCATACCAAAACCTAAATTGTCCTTATCAACCAACATCCCCATTAATCGTGTAAATGTACCGCTACCGTCAGGGATCAACTTTACATTTTTAATGTCTTGCTGTTTTCCCCACGCATTCATAACAAACGCATCATTAACACTTACGCAATATATGTCATCAATGCCATGTGCACGAAATTCTGAATAGAGTTTTTCGAAATCTGGCAATTGATAGGTGCTGCAAGTTGGTGTAAATGCTCCGGGCAAACTAAACAAAATTACCCTCTTGTTAGCAAAATAATCATCGCTTGTCATGTCCTGCCAACGATACGGATTTGGTCCTTCAATACTATCGTCGCGCACTCTAGTACGGAATGTAACTGATGGTACTTGCTTCATTTCTATCTCCTATTCTCACCTGTTAAATTATATTATAACCAGAAGTTATAAAGTCAATCTGAATCTTCGTCGGTATCTACATCGATGTTAGCATCAACCTCAATATCAATCTCAGTCTCTTCGGCCATTTCTGTTTCTTGTACTCTTCGTCCACATTCACTGCATTCGTATATATACACTGGTTTTATGTTGGCTGGTCTGCCACGAGAAACAGGACGTTTAATGGCTGCATCTTCGTTAAGTTTGAATTTATCAATACATCCATTAAAGTCACATTTTGGTTTTAATGTAACAAGATCAAGGAATGTAATGTTTGGATATCGTGGTTTAAGAGACATGAATTAGTCTATCCTTGTATAAAAATAAAAAGCGATAGGTTTTTATTTTACCTATCGCTTTTGAGATTACCTACACAAGTATCAGAACTTGTAAGATACTACAGCACCTAGACTGTTAGAAGTTGTAGAACGATCATTATAACCGTCTTCATATGTATATCGAACGTCTAGTGCAATGTTCTTACTTAGATCATATTCTACACCAGCTCCGACATTATAAACTGGAGTAGTTCTAATGTTGTTGTTGTGAGCTGCGTACGAGAATTGATAACCTGTACCAACAAGAGCATAAGGCTTGAAATTAATCGCACCTAAACTGACAGGTGCACCAACAACGACGTTCAATGCTGTGTCAGTTCCTGAACGCTGATTACCATTGGTAAACACTGCATTCATATTCAATTCTGTACCAACATACTGATTGAAATTATAACCTGCTCGTAGGTCAATTCCTCCAGTGTTTTTTGCACTCTTTTCTGCCGGCTGTATCCAGTCCCCGCCGACACCAACGTACGTACCTGCAGGTACATTTTGTGCCATTGCGCCAGTAGAACTCATGACTGCTACAGCAGCCACTGCTAAAAGACTCTTCTTCATAATATCCTCCTTGTTTGGATGTATAAGTTATAATGTTGTAGTTTTGAAAGAGCAAGACTCGTATAAACTATTATATTACGGTTGCAATCTTTACCAAGCATATTACACCAACTAGCGAGCTTTTCTACTCGAAAAGTGTCATCACTAGATAGCTAGCATACAGTCTATAACTGTTTAAGTCTACGATGTTTCGAAAGTTTTTGTTTATTTTTCTGGAATAAACCTTTTGGATCTGTTATATATTGCGATTTTGCCATATTGATGTGTCCGCTATCAGCAGCAGATGCAATAGTTTGTGGCTTCATTTCGAATAAATCAGATATTTTCACTATCAACGCCTATACTAGAATTATTTACCACAGATGGTATAACAATATCTCGCATGATTCTATCAACAGCAATTTCTCCGCCATTGATAACACTAAATGGTACTTTACAAGCGTTTAATAAGTTAGATACCTTTCGATCATACAATTCTGCTTCTTCTAGATCTTTTTGATTACGCCCAATTGGGTTATAATCAAAATGCCGCTGTAATAGAAAATTATGGTTGTTGTAATGATTAAACACTTCCATAACCAACTTTGGAAAACTTTCACCTAATACATTTGGTTTCATATATATCAAAACCAACGGTATAGGACTGTCCGTAATTACCCAATCTATTCCAGAATTTACTAATCTGGACAATCTGCGTTGTTGTTTGGCAAAGATGTAAATCTGATCATCTAAAAGATTATATCGTTGTTCCCAGGTAGCATCCTTTGCATATTCGGTTACCAACTCGACTTGCAACTGCATCTTTTTCATTTCATAAAAAAGGCCTGCGGCAGCAGTAGATTTTCCAGTACCAGGCCCGCCCCATAAAGATATTACTTGCATTCACCTACCCTATTTTTAATAACAGTTTTTTATACTATAGAACAGGCTCTAGGTGCAGTCAATATCAACTTTCGCATTAAAAGGGTAAGTTGATCTAGTTATTTGGAAAATTTCGATAACGCATCAATTACTATATTTGGTTCAACAAAACAATCGTATCTCATCGGAATAAGATCCCATGAGAGAAATTGATTATGAAACAAGTATGATCTATCCTTTAATAAATTAACATTTTCTGGGTGACCGTATATCAACGGGTCTGACTGTCCCCATAAAACGATCCCTGGTTTATTCAAATCCCAGCAAAAATGTTGAAAAAAACTGTCACATGCTATCCATGTATCACATTCATTTACAAGATTTTTCAACTCTAGCAGAGAGAGATTTTGTCTGAAATCTGATACCATTTGAGTTTCATTTGCAGTCCCAACCTGTACTATTTGATCATTAATCATCGGTATCAATTGTTTCCAGTATGGATAATTTTTAGGATTGTCTCCACCGTTGGGCAGTGGTTTTGCATAAGGACTGATTATTATCATTTCAAATATAGCTTTCTAAAAGCATTTTCTAAACTATCTTTCCATTTCCATTCATCCATTTTACGATAGATGTTATATTGTTCGATATCGCCAAATAGATTTTTAGCTTCTTGAATACTACGGCCTGGTATTATATCTGGGTAGCACGAGAAAACAACTGGTTTATTAATTTCAGATAGAACTCGTTTGAAAACTATATGATCTCCCATTCCATTGTTTAACACTACGATGGTATGATTTCTAAGATTTAACGAATTTCTAAATATGTCGTCGTCATGTTTGAATAACTCTGCAACGTTATTATCAGTTCTTATGCCGCTATTAGGACTTTTTAGATGCCAAGTGGTAGCATTTGGCACAACTAAAATTTTATATCCATTCTTACGCAGTCCATATGTAAACAACGTTTCTTCTCTATGTGCTACTCTGCTTAAACCTAAGTTATAATCATAAACACCTGCTCTATATAAAAATGTGCAATGTAAATGATCTACCTCGCGAATCTGTTTGATTGTACTCCATTGAATATTTGGTTCAATATCAATGTTATCAATTAAACCAGATGATATCGTATTTTCAAATTGTAACGGCGGAGTTAAAACTTCGCCACCTATTGCACCTACCTCGTTTGAAATATATGAATAAAGAGTGGCTAACACGTTTGATTCAGGTATAGTATCGTCATCTACTCTCCATACCCAAGGAAATTTCATAAGATTAGCAGCTTGATGATTATAGTGCTGCCCTTTTTTTCCAGCCCAGAGCCATTCCCATTCTATACCTTTGATATTCATAATTTGAAAAAGATGTTGATATACGTGCTCTTTACGCATATCCTTCGGATCGTCGTTGTCGTCAAACACTACCAACTTATCAGGTGGTCTAGTTTGATTAATTACAGCAGAAATTACCAATGGTAATGTGGTAAAATAGCGGCCTCGAGTTGATATCGAGCAAAGAACCTTATCTTGCATTAAAGAGGCCTATCATATACGATACATTGTCGGCGCCGTTGGGATTAACCCAATCTCCGAGATCATTAAAAAATCCAAATTCAAAATTTGATAACATCAAATTACTAAAACAATCATTATTCTCTAGAATATACTTATAAGGTAATGATACAAGTAATCTATTACATAAAGGCTTGTAATATTCTATTGTTTTTAGCAATTTATCACCATTGTCAAAAATTTTAGAAATAATAACGGTATCGTTAAATTCAGAATCAAATAATAAATTTTCAACGTACATAAATTTTGAATTTTGTTTCCAAATTTGATCTTTAGCGCATTCTATTATAATTTTGTTATCATCTATTCCAGAATAAAATACATGATCCGGAAAAAACTGAGACCCGTAACCGTTTTTACAACCGATCTCCAATACTGAATTTCCAATAATATTTTCTGACAACCGTATGTATCTAGACTTTTCTCGCTGATCAACTACTTCATCTTTAAAATAAACAGAACTATCTACATGTTGACGAACACTGTGCTTATACCACAACGGATTATATTTCTTTGATAATATGAGACTATTTCTGTAAAAAATGTTATCCCAATCTGGAAATAATTCTTTATCATGATATGTACCTTCACCTGCATGATAAAGAGGGAAGGATCCCGTCCAAAATTTTGTATCTAATATTTTTTCACCAACTTGGCAAATTTCGAATCCAGCCTTTTGTGCTTCTACACAAAATTCAACGTCTTCGCCCGCCCCTGCTCCATAGATTGTATTCAATAACCCAACTATATCAAAAGCTTCCCTCGATACCATCACACAGAAAAATATAGCAAAATCTGCATTGGCCTCTGGAGAAAATGTTTTAACCAAACATGAGACTCCGCATTTTGGATTATTGTTAAATTCTGCCGCTAATATATCTAACCATTGATTTTTTGATTGTTCTAATAACACTACGTCATTGTTTAACAATACTATTTTGCTAGCCGTAGCGATTTCAATTGCAACATTATTAGCACCAGCATAACCAAGCGGTGCATCACTCCAGAGTATTTTGAGGTTATTACCAAAACCCAAACTATCAAATTGGTATCTCAAACTCTGTAGATACCATTTTGTATTATCTGTACATCCATTAGCAGAAATAATGAGCTCTACATCTTGCATGTCTGTATATTTAAAAATTGACTCAATACAAGGTTTGAGTAAATCGTCGCAGTGATTGTAGGTTGGAATGATAATCGAATACTTCATGAGTGTATTATAGCGATAATTGCAATTTTAGCAATTTTCTGCACATCTGTGCGCATCTACACAACACCATATTATACACAATTTTAATTGACTTAATCGTGCATAAATCACTAAATAAAGAATATATTTTATTTTAGTGAGGCAGAAGACATGGATCAAACTATTGTAGACTTTTTCCAATCAGGCTGGTCTGATATGCAACAAGAACGAATGTCAATCGTCGAATATCTTGATCTATGCAAAATTGACCAAATGGCATATTCTACACCAGCAGAGAGAATGGTAAAGGCTATAGGCGAGCCAATAAAGGTAGACACCGCTAACGATTCTAGATTGAGTCGATTGTTCCTCAATCGAACAATCAAAGTATACCCAGCATTTAAAGATTTTTACGGCATGGAAGATACTATAGAACGTATAGTTGGATATTTTGTTCATGCAGCACAAGGATTAGAAGAACGTAAACAAATATTGTATCTATTGGGTCCAGTCGGCGGAGGTAAGTCGTCTCTAGCAGAACGTTTAAAGGAGCTTATGGAAGTATATCCAATTTATGTTCTAGCAACAGACAAAGAGATTAGTCCAGTTTTTGAAACTCCTCTCGGATTGTTTAATAACAGTCGTTATCATTCTATGCTAAAAGACAAATACGGCATCGATAAAAGATACCTTAATACAATACCAAGTCCGTGGGCTATTAAAAGACTTAAAGAATTTGACGGAGATATTAGTAAATTCAGTGTAGTACGCTTAATGCCCAGCAAACTTGAACAAATCGCGGTAGTCAAAACCGAGCCGGGTGATGAGAATAACCAAGATATTTCAAGCTTGGTTGGTAAAACTGATATACGTATGTTGGAAAAATTCAGTCAAAACGATCCAGATGCATACAGCTTTAGTGGTGCGTTATGTCGAGGTAACCAAGGCATGATGGAATTTGTAGAAATGTTCAAAGCACCAATTAAGGTTTTGCATCCGTTGTTGACTGCTACTCAAGAAGGGAACTATATCGGAACAGAGGCTGTAAGTGCAATACCATTTAACGGAATTGTACTTGCACATAGCAACGAAAGCGAATGGCAAAGTTTCAAAAACAATAGAAATAACGAAGCCTTTCTAGATCGAATCTGTGTGATCAAAGTGCCTTATTGCTTACGTGTAACCGAAGAACAAGCAATATACGAAAAGATGCTGCAATCAAGTGATCTTAGATCAGCACCTTGTGCTCCAGAAACTTTCAAGCTTCTCAGTAGGTTCTGCGTACTAACTCGTTTACGTAACCATGAGAACAGTAATCTATATTCTAAGTTGCGTGTATACGACGGAGAGAATATTAAAGAAACTGATCCCCGTGCTAAAAGCATACAAGAATATCGAGATGCTGCTGGTCAAGATGAAGGTATGAATGGTATAAGTACTCGATTTGCATTCAAGATATTATCAAATACATTTAATCATGACCCAGACGAAGTTGCTGCTGACCCTGTACATCTAATGCTGGTTCTCGAAAATGCAATACGTCGCGAGCAATTTAGTCAAGAAACTGAAGACAAATACCTTGGTTTTATTAAAGATCACCTTATTAAAGAATATGCAGAGTATATCGGCAACGAAATACAACAGAGTTATTTAGAAAGCTATGATGTGTTTGGTCAGAATTTGTTTGATCGATACTTGCTCTGGGCCGATTATTGGATGCAAGAGATAGATTATAAAGATCCAGACACTGGACAACTTTTTGATCGAGAAGTTCTTAATACAGAACTAGAAAAAATTGAAAAATCTGCTGGTATTGCAAATCCAAAAGATTTCCGTAATGAGGTAGTAGGTTTTGCACTTCGCCAGTCTGCTAGATCTGGAAAACAGATTGCATGGACTAGTTACGAAAAATTACGCAAAGTTATCGAAAAAAAGATGTTTTCAAATACTGAGGATTTGCTACCAGTTATTAGTTTTGGTGCAAAATCAAGCAAAGATGATCAAAAGAAACATGATGATTTTGTAAATCGTATGATCAAGAAAGGATACACTCCGCGCCAATGTAAGCGATTGGTAGAATGGTACATGCGTATTAGCAAGGCTGGTTAACGTGCCGCCGATCATAATAGACCGACGATCAAACCCAAGTAAAAAGAACCTCAGCAATAGGCAAAGATTTATTGAGAGGTTTAAGGGTAAAATACGAGATTCGGCTAAAAAAAGTATAGGTAAACGTAGTATAACTGACAGCGGGGACCAAGAAGTATCAGTACCTATTGATACCGACGAGCCTAGATTTAGTCATCGCAACGATACCGGTGATTGGGATTATATATTACCTGGTAATCGAGACTATATACCCGGAGATACTATAGATAAACCTCAAGGAGGTGCCGGGGGCAGTCGAAGTAAAGAAGGGTCAAAAAGCGGGAATAATGAAGATGAATTTTCATTTTATCTGAACTATGACGAGTATCTTGATATTATCTTCGATGATCTCGAATTACCAGAGTTAATCAAACAAAGCGAAAAACTAATAACAAGTCACCAGTTACGAAGAGCAGGTTATACAACAAGCGGAGTACCAACTAACCTAAATGTAGAAAAAACAGCTATTGCAGGATTAAGTCGCAGGATTGCATTGCGTAGTCCAAAATTATCACGGATAGAAGAACTAGAAGCGTTACTATCTACAGAAGATGACGAACAGCAACGTTTAGAAATAGAAGAAGAAATTACCAGCCTTAGAATTCGTGCAAATGCAATTGGTTTTTTAGATAATGTAGATATGCGCTATAATAATTTTGTTATACAACAAAAACCTATCACTCAAGCTGTAATGTTTTGTATTATGGATGTGAGTTTCAGCATGGGTGAACGAGAAAAAACCATTGCTAAAAAATTCTTCATGTTACTACATTTGTTTTTACAGCGTCGTTACAAAAATATTGAAGTGGTTTTTATACGACATCACGACAAAGCTGTAGAGTGTGATGAGGAAAGTTTTTTTACTGATCGCGAAAGTGGCGGTACCATAGTCAGCACAGCATATGAATTGGTTGCTAAAATTATCAAAGATCGATACAATGTTGATAACTGGAACATTTATGTAGCGCAAGCATCAGACGGTGACAATACCAGCGACGATATAGATCCTGCCAAAGAAATCATAGCAGATATTATAAATTGTATACAATTTATGTGCTATATCGAAATTCTCACCGAACAAGACAACGCATTTTTTCTACGTGTTACGAATTTGTGGCAATTGATCAACAATTTACAAACAGCGTACCCTAAAAAGATTTTATCAAATCAAATATTCAAAGAAGACGATGTTGTTCAGGTATTCAGAGGATTCTTTTCGAGGAAAAATTCATGAGAAAAAACAAACCGTTGTGGACAAGTTCAGAATGGTCTTTTAATGACATACACAGAGTATGGGTAGAAGTTGAAAAGATAGCCAATAAAGAACTAAATCTCAACTTGTATAAAAATCAATTTGAAATTATTAGTTCTGAACAAATGTTAGATGCATACACTAGTATAGGTATGCCAAT